TAGCAGGCACAACAGGCGCAACTGGTGCTAGCGGTTTAACTGGTGCTACTGGAGCAGGAGCTACTGGAGCATCTGGATTAGCAGGCACAACTGGTGCTACTGGTGCTAGTGGTCTAGCAGGTACTACGGGCGCAACTGGTGCTAGCGGTTTAACTGGTGCTACTGGAGCAGGAGCTACTGGAGCATCTGGATTAGCAGGCACAACTGGTGCTACTGGTGCTAGTGGTCTAGCAGGTACAACTGGAGCTACCGGAGCATCTGGACTAGCAGGTACAACAGGAGCTAGTGGACTAGCAGGAACAACTGGTGCTACTGGTGCTAGCGGGTTAGCTGGAACTACAGGGGCAACTGGTGCTAGTGGTTTAACGGGTGCTACTGGATCGAGCGGATTAGCTGGAACAACAGGAGCTAGTGGTTTAACAGGAGCTACCGGATCATCTGGACTAGCAGGAACTACTGGCGCTACAGGTGCTAGTGGTTTAACTGGCGCTACGGGTGCTGGTGCTACAGGTGCTAGTGGTTTAACTGGCGCTACGGGTGCTGGTGCTACAGGTGCTAGTGGTTTAACTGGCGCTACGGGTGCTGGTGCTACAGGTGCTTCTGGTCTGGCTGGAACTACAGGAGCAACTGGAGCTTCGGGTCTAGCAGGTACAACTGGTGCTACTGGTGCAAGTGGTCTTAACGGAGCTACCGGATCAGGAGCAACTGGTGCAAGCGGATTTACTGGAGCAACCGGACCAGGAGCAACTGGTGCTTCGGGTCTTAACGGAGCTACCGGAGTTCAAGGAAATATTGGTGCTACGGGTTCCAGTGGATCGTCTTCAAATATCTCCAACGGTACAAGTAATGTCTCAGTTGTGGCTAGTGGTGGTAATGTTTCAATGGGTGTTGGTGGTACAGCAAACATTATTTTAGCTACTACTACTGGTTCTCAAACTACAAGTTTAGGAGTTGGTACTGCACCAAGTGGCACTGCAGGTGAAATTCGTGCTACTAATAATATTACAGCCTACTACTCATCCGACAGTAAATTTAAAGAAAACATTCAGGATATTCCTGATGCTCTTGATAAAGTATTGGCAATTGGTGGTAAGACATTTGACTGGACTGATGATTATATTGCTAAACATGGTGGAGAAGACGGATATTTTGTAAAAAAGTCAGACTTTGGGGTTATCGCTCAAGATGTACAGGCTGTATTTCCACAGGCAGTGCGCACTCGTGAAGATGGAACACTGGCAGTTGATTATGAAAAATTAGTTGCGTTAGCATTTGCTGCGATTGTTGAACTCAAACAAGAGATAGCTTCACTTAAAGGGATTTAATTATGGCGATAAAATTTAATTCTTCAGGCCAAGTTAGTTTGGGTGGTAAATTTTTATATCCAAGAACTAACTTGGCAGGCGCTACAGTGGGCAGTAATGGGTTATTTTATGGTGGTTCTGCATCTGGAGGTAAAAGGTGTTGCATTGGGGTTAGTAAAAACACAGTAACTAGAATAAACGCTTGTGGAGCACTTGTTGGCAGTCAGACAACTGTAGGGACCGCTAGATATAGTTTAGGTGGTGCTGCTGTGGGTAGTAATGGATTGTTCTATGGCGGCTACTGTGGCGATGCTATAAATAGAATATGCTCTAACATAGTAACCAGAATCAATGCCTGCGGAGCACTTGTTGGCAGTCAGACAACTGTAGGGACTGCTAGGAGCAACCCAGCGGGTGCTCTTGTGGGTAGCAATGGATTGTTCTATGGCGGCTACTGCAATAATACAGTAACAAGAATAAATGCTTGCGGCGCACTTGTTGGTAGCGAAACAAATGTAGGGACTTCCAGATCTGGTGTTGCTGGAGCTGCTGTGGGTAGTAATGGATTGTTTTATGGTGGTTATTATTATTATTGTGTTCCTCCTCCTCCTCCTCCTCCTCCTTGTTGTTCGCCTCCTGGTGGCCCCTTTGGCGAATAATGTCTAACATAGTAACCAGAATCAATGCCTGCGGAGCATCAGTTGGCAGTCAAACAAATGTAGGGACTGCTAGGAGCAACCAAGCGGGTGCTCTTGTGGGTAGCAATGCATTAATTTATAAGGGTGGTGAAAAATGCCTTACGTATTAACTAACATAGTAACCAAAATAAATGCCTGTGGAGCATTAGTTGGTAGCGAAACAAATGTAGGGACTGCTAGGAGCAACCAAGCGGGTGCTCTTGTGGGTAGCAATGGATTATTTTATAGCGGATCCTGCAGTTGCAGGGCAACTTTTTATAATCTAGCAACCAGAATTAACGCTTGTGGTGCACTGGTTGGTTCTGAAACAAATGTTGGAACAACTAGGGCTGTATTAGCGGGTGCTGCTGTTGGTAGCAATGGATTGTTTTATGGAGGCAGTGGTAACAGTTTACCAACAAATATCGTAACCAGAATAAATTCATCTGGTGCTCTGGTTTCCGATGCTAGTTGCGCTACTGCTGGTGCTCCTTGTAATGTTGGTGGCTTTGTATCTATTAGTGGGTCAATTGGTTTTAATTGTTCTGCTGTTAGATTGCTTGCCGGTATTTGCTCTGGTGCTGTAAGTGTATCAAATTTTTACGGCAGAACACTAAATTTTGGACTATTTTATGTTACTTCTACAACTATTAGGATAAATGCGTGTGGCTCATTATTATCTGCATGTACAACAGGCATAGGCACGTCTCGGAGTTCTTTGGCTGGAGCTAAAGTAGGTAGTAATGGATTATTTTATGGTGGCTCTGGTTACAGCAATCTCGTAACCAGAATCAACGCTTGTGGTGCACTGGTTGGTTCTGAAACTAATGTAGGGACCGCTAGATATAGTTTAGGTGGTGCTGCTGTGGGTAGTAATGGATTGTTTTATGGTGGATTTAATGGTTGCGGCTACAGCAATCTCGTAACCAGAATTAATGCTTGTGGAGCACTGGTTGGGTCACAAACTAATGTTGGAACCAGCAGATATAGCCTGGCTGGAGCTGCTGTAGGTAGTAATGGATTATTTTATGGTGGAAGTACCGTCAGCAGCCCGTATTACAGCAATCTCGTAACCAGAATAAATGCCTGTGGAGCACTTGTCGGCAGTCAAACAAATGTAGGGTCTACTAGAGGTGGTCTTGCTGGAGCTGCTGTGGGTAGTAATGGATTGTTTTATGGTGGCCTTGGCAGCCCATGCTACAACACCTATCTCGTAACCAGAATAAATGCCTGTGGAGCACTTGTCGGCAGTCAAACAAACGTAGTATATGGTAGCTCTGGCGGTGGTGGTGCAACAGTTGGAGTCAATGGACTTTTTTATACTGCCTCCACTACTAGCAATATAAACAGAATAAATGCTTGCGGCGCATGTGTAGGCGCAACTAGGGTGGTTACGGTTTCAACTAGTCTAGGCCAACCCGGTTCAGCCGGATTTAATTAAAATTATATCAGCAATGAGCTAAACTAAATAATCTTACAAAAGGAAGATAAATGTCAAGAGTAAATCATAACGCACAATATATATATGATCTAGAAGGTGAAACTGTGTGGGAAAAACTACGAGTAGTTCGTAATCAATTGACCCAACGAAAAATTGCATATCAATTAGCTGAACTACACAAAGAAAAATCGGAACAACAATTAGATAAAGATTCTTTTGAATATAAAGAATATTTAATCAATAAACCGCAAACTCTTGAAATAATTCAAGACTGTGTTAATGAAATTGAATTCTTAACCGAATTTGAAGCAGCATTAGCTACAGAAGCTGAAAAAACTCGTATTCAGGGTAAAACAGATGATGAAATGTACGAAATCAATTTTTTTGATGAATTGAAAATACGATTAGTAAAATCGGCACAAGCACAGCTTATTTCTTGTGGTAGATTAAGTGATGAAACAATTCTTAGAATTTTAAAAAATAGACCAGCGTTGGAACTTTGTGTACAACGGGGATTATTAGCTGAAACAGCACTACAAATATCCAATCAAACGGTATCTCCGCTACCTGATAATTACGAAGTACTACATTTAGAAAATTTAAAAAAGGAATCTTAAAATGGCAAAAAACTGGTTATTCATAGAAAATGGTATTGTAACGCAGATAGTTACCCAAGAGGCAACGCCAACTCCTGCTCAAGCAATAGGAACTTATGACACACTAGCACAAGATGATTCTCAAACATTTTCAGTTGGTGATTCATTTACGGCTGAATTACAATTACAGTATAACAAAACTATCTGGACATCATATGGTTGGATTCCAACTGATGAACAAATTGCCGCTGAAGCACAAAGAAGAGCAAACTTGGCAATTACCAGCTCAGTAACCAACACACCATAAAGAGGGTTTGATTTTGAATAGTATTGACAAAAACGATTTTAACGAAAATTTACTGTTTACTACACCAATATACTCAGCATTTGATTTGGAAAATGTTGATTTAGTAAAACGGGTTGCTGAAGACCCCAAATATCAACAACAATCCGATACAAAAATGTCCAATACGTTTTTCCATGACGAAAGAATTTTTGATTTTGCAAAATACATACTTCAGTCATCTTGGAATATCTTAAAACGACAGGGTTATTTGATGGAAAATTATCAAACTGTATATGAATCCATGTGGCTTCAAACACATGAAAAAAATTCATCCTTGGCACATCATATTCATGGAAATGGTAATCAAATTGTTGGTTTTTATTTTTTAGAAGTTCCAGAAAATTCCATACAATTGCTATTGCATGATCCACGTCCAGGTAAAATTCAAATGGATCTGGATGAAGAAGATATAACACAAGTTACACATGGTTCTAAATTTGTAGTACTAAACCCACGAGTAGGACAGCTAATTTTAACCCCAGCTTGGTTGGCTCACTCTACTACAGCAAATCAATCTGATGATTTGTTTAAGTTTGTTCATATTAATATTCAAGCACAGAGGGTAGCCAATAATCAATCTTGTCAACGACCGCCGGCTGAGGTGATATGAACAAGTACTCTATTAGATTCAATCAGAGTCGCGGGCAAGCAGGGCGTGGAACAATGGATCATGTTTGGCGAGTGTTTGAAAATGGTGATAAAGAGTATTTGTTCAAGCATTTTGTTCTAAATGTGCCTAGTGCTAGTGAACGAGATGGTACATCGGAAAATTGGAATGTTACTTGTGAGGGTATTATGACTATTGATAGAGATACCTCCACTGCGATAATTAATCCTGTTAGTATCAACTAAATACTAGTATGGCATCAAGTATAAACGCACAATCAGACGCAACGATAGGCACTCTTACTAAGACAGGAGATGCCACTGGCAATCTTGCGCTTCAAACAATTCGTACACAGGCTTCTGATCGAGTTGCTGTAATCAGTGCATGTACTACGATTGAGCAGCTTGCTGCTTTACCGTCAGTTCAATGGGCAAATGACCCTAATTCAGTTAATAGAGGATAATATGTCACTACCACCAACTCCAGTAGGTTATAGTAATTGGAATGCCTACATTGAAGAGCAGGGAGCAATAGTTGCTGCAGCTCAAGGCTTAACTTTACAGGGTAAAGCTAGCGTAAAATTACTCAGTGTTGCTACTCCTGGAAGAATAGATCCAACCAGTACTGATTACATGATATACAACGTATTTGATACGTGGGCAAACATTACAGTTTCTCCTATCGTAGGCAGACCATGGCGATTGTAGTTTGTGATAATGAGGCGATAAATGTCAATAATAATTGAAGGTGGAATTACAATTGGACCTGGAATTAATATTATTCCAGAAATATCTACAATCCCCGAATTAATCATTACGGCTAATACTCTTTATAATGGACAACAAGCTGGGTCAGTGACGTATGATATTACCAATACCGGTAACAATCCTATATTAGAAAGTGGTATCTTAGTGTCATTAGGCACACCGAATTATGATAGCAGTGTTAATTTCTGTACTAATCAAGGTGCATCTAACGCTCGATATGTACTACAAACCACCAATTTCCCCACGCAAAATACATGCGGTTTCCCGACACAAACGAATCAATTTGGTAGTTATACACAATGGATCGGTGCTAGTTACGGGGTATTAGGCGACACTGTCATGGTAGTAGCTTATGCAATTAATTCTGTCGGCGTGGCTTATTCAGCTCCGATTACTTGGAATGTCGGGATTTGTTTGGTAGAAGGTACATTAATTACTCTATCTGATAACACGACTAAAGTAATTGAAGATATAATGATGACAGACAAGATTACTGTTTGGGATTTCGATAACGGAGTCATTACATCAGCGTTGCCTCTGTGGATTAAGAAAACTGAAACTTCTACTCAATACAATTTATTGACTTTCAGCGACGGATCCACTCTCAAAACCGTCAGTCAGCATCGTATTTTTAATAAAGAAGCGGGTGCATTCACGTATCCAATGACAGAAGCAACTCCTATTGGCACGACCACGATTAATGTTCATGGAGAAGAAATTACATTAGTTGATAAATGTATTATTATTGATACTGTTAATTATTATAATGTCATTACTGATTATCATTTAAATTTATACGCAGACGGGATTTTAACTTCGATGCGATACAACAATGTTTATCCAATTGTCGATATGAAATACGTTAAAGATAATCGAGTATTAAGATCGATTGTCGAGTTTAGTGACGCTGACATTGCTCAACGATGGGTCGATGGATTACGTCTGACAGAACAAATTATTCCATTATCAGATATTAAACTCTACGTAGATCGTCTAGAACGAAATGAAAACGTCATATCTCGCTAATTTTTAGCATAAACGATAAATACATTTAGAGATAGAAATATCTCATAACACAAAGGAGATTTACAAATGGCACAATTCCCAAAAATTAATGGTGATTATCAACCAGTTATGAACGTAGACAGTGGCTCATACGTTAATCAGTACCCAACTGCTAATGCAGTAGTAAGTGGCTTAACAGTTCAGCCAGCAGGTCCATTCTTGGCATTCTACACAGTTACCGCCGCCGGCGCTCTTACTGGAACTCAAGTTGGTCTAGCTATTCAGGCTACAGAGCAATTAGCAACTGTAATGGTTTATGAGTATATTGATACAACAAATGATACATTAGCTATGGCTGTGTACCCAATTAATGCATGGACTACAACTAATCTACAAGCTAACATTCGTGCAACTTTAACTGCGGCTGGAGTTGCTAATAACGTGACTGTAACAGCAACTGCTACTTTCACTGGTGATACATACCCACCAACGTCGTAATTTTATGTTGTAGTGGTAAAATGGTACTAAAATATGAGCGCAAGACGCTCATATTTTATGGCTATTGATAAATAAGAATAGAGGTAAAATACCTCACTTAAAATAGGAGATTTAAAATGGCACAATTCCCAAGAGTCAATGGTGACTATCTACCAGTATTAAACAACAGTAGCGGTTCGTATGTTAATAGTGGAGCAAATGCAGTTCAAAGTAACGCATCGGTTCAACCAGCAGGTCCGTTCTTAGCATTTTACACAGTTACAGCGGCAGGTCCATTGACTGGTACGCAAGTTGGTGTTGCTCTTCAAGCAACTGCTCAACTAGCAACAATTCATATATATGAATATTACAATGCAGCTAATGATTCATTGGCAATGGCAATTTACCCAATCAATGCATGGACTACAACTAGTTTACAAGCTAACATTCGTGCTGCATTGACAGCCGCTAGTGTTGCTAACGCAGTTACAGTTACTGCTCAAGCATTGTTCACTGGTGATACATATCCACCAGTAGCAGCATTAGTACCTAATGCTCCAACAATTGGAACAGCAACTGCATTAAGCGCAACAACAGCTAATGTAACATTTACTCCAGAATATGATGGCGGATCAGCAATCACTTCGTTTACTGCAACAAGTACACCAGGATCATTAACTGCTACTGGAGCAAGTTCGCCGTTGACAGTTACTGGTTTAACAACAGGAACAGCATATACATTTGCAGTTACTGCAACTAATAGTGTTGGTACAGGTGTCGCTTCTACAGCAAGTAACTCAGTCACAACATGGGCAGTTCCAGGAGCTCCAACAGTTGGAACCGCCACTCAGACTGGTCAGACAACAGCCACATTAGCATTTACTGCTGGCACAACAGGTGGAACACCTATTACGTCTTATACTGTTACATCAACACCTCCAGGTGGAGTTGCCGCGGCCGGTACAACATCACCATTGTCAATCACTGGTTTGACAGCAGCCACTTCGTACACGTTTGTAGTTAAAGCGGTCAACGCGGTCGGAGCAGGAGCAAATTCTGCAGCAAGTAACTCAATTACAACAGCTAGTTAATCTTTTATTAGATAATTGTAGTAAATTAAAACGGGAACTTAGGTTCCCGTTTTATTTCAGAAAGATTACTAGTATGATAAGTATCATGTATGAATATTTTTCAAAGCACGTATGAGCATAGATTAAGAGATTGGAAACAATTACGAACTAACATTAAGTCACTTACATTAGATCAACAATGTATAGAAATTGATAAATGGTGGCAAGCAGTACCATTTGTCAATCATCACTTATCGTGGACTGATTCTGTTAACTGGCCAGACCCATGGACTCTATTGTCCGAAAATATATATTGTCCATTGACACGAGCAGTGGGAATGTGTTATACTCTACTTCTCAATGACATTGATTCAATTGAGTTAGCATTAGCAAGAGACGAATCGTGTGAAGATCATTACTTAGTATTAGTAGATAAACCAAAATATATACTTAATTATCATCCAAACACGGTGATAAGTAATGTACTAACCAGTTTCGAAATCCTCAATTCCAAGTCATTGGAATCTATTAAAAATAAAATAAAGTGAGCTATGAACCAAATTAATGTTATTAAACGTAGTGGAGTAAAAGTCCCCTTAGATATCTCAAAGATACAAAGACAGGTAAAATATTGCTGTACTGGAATTGATAATGTAAGTCCTAGTATGATAGAATTAAAAGCACAAATTCAATTTGCAGATGGAATGTCAACTGAAACTATCGATCAATTGCTACTTAAAGCTATGGTTGATTTGATCGACGAAGAAGAAAATCCCGAAATCAACAATGTAAATTATCAATACGTAGCTGGTAGACAGCGAGTATCGATGCTTAGAAAAGAAGTTTACAATCAATATAATCCTCCAAAATTACATGACATTGTAAAGAAGAATGTCGAATCAGGAATGTATACTGATGAATTACTAGAATGGTATACAGAAGATGAATGGAATATCATAGAATTATTAATTGATCATAACAAAGACGAAGATTATGGATTTGCTGCCATTGCTCAGTTATGTGAAAAGTATCTAGTACAGAATCGTAGTACTGGACACATTTATGAAACTCCACAGATTAGATATGCTATTGCTGCTGCTACTGCATTTCACAATGAAAACCCACTAAAGAGATTAAAATATGTTAAAGACTATTATGAATGTGCTAGTGACGGTCATTTTACTCTGGCTACTCCTGTATTGGCCGGACTCGGAACAACTACTAAGCAGTTTTCGAGTTGCGTCCTTATCAGTGCTGATGATACTTTGGATTCGATTTTTGCCTCAGGCGAAATGATGGCAAAATATGCTAGCAAACGTGCTGGCATTGGATTGGAAATTGGTCGTCTTAGACCAGTAGGCTCTCCAATTCGTAATGGAGAAATCAAACATACAGGATTGATTCCATTCTTAAAAAAATGGTTTGGCGATCTACGTAGTTGTAGTCAAGGTGGCATTCGTAATGCATCATGTACAGTCACTCTGCCAATATGGCACTTTCAATTTGAAGATGTGATTGTTCTAAAGAACAATCAAGGCACAGATGAAACTCGTGTTCGTCAAATGGATTACAGCATAGTTATTTCTAAAATGTTTTGGCGTCGTTATAAAAACGATGAAACAATCACTCTATTTGATCCACATGAAGTTCCAGATTTATATGAAGCTTACTATCGTGATTCGAAATTGTTTGAGCAATTATACACTAAGTATGAAAAGCGTACTGACATTAAAAAGAAAGTAATGTCTGCTGATGATATGTTCAAGAAGTACATTCTTAAAGAACGTACTGACACTGGTCGTATTTACATTGTAAATATTGACAATGTGATTAATCAGGGTTCATTCGACTGTTTAGTTGATCCTATCTATCAAAGTAATTTATGTCAAGAGATTTTACTACCAACTAGACCGTTTCAGCGTTTAGAAGATGAGAAAGGTAGAATTGCTTTATGTACTTTAGGTAGTATTAATTGGGGAGCATTTCGTAATCCACAAGAAATGCGCAAGGCATGTAGAGTATTGGTTCGTAGTCTGAGTAATTTATTAGGATATCAAGACTTTTTGTCAATACAAAGCTTCTTAGCTAATAAAGAATTTGAGCCATTGGGCGTAGGCATTACTAATTTAGCATACTGGCATGCCAAGAAAAATCTTAAATATGGAACTCCAGAGGCATTAGCTGAGGTTAAACGTTGGATGGAGCATCAAGCATACTATCTAACAGAGGCTAGCATAGAACTAGCAGAAGAGCGTGGATCATGTGAATTGAGTAGTAGAACATGGTATGGTAAAGGTGTATTCCCGTGGGAGCGTAGAGCAGAAGGCAGCAATGAACTTACTGATTTTACTCCATCGTTAGATTGGGAGCCACTACGAGAAAGATTGCTAGTATCTGGCATTCGTAATGCTACACTAATGGCTATTGCTCCAGTAGAATCATCTTCAGTTGTATTGAATTCTACAAACGGTATTGAGTTTCCAATGGAATTGATATCGGTCAAAGAATCAAAAGCAGGTTCATTCGTTCAAGTTGTACCTGAGTACAAACGATTGAAGAATCGCTATCAACTAATGTGGGATCAGAAAGATTGTATAGACTATCTAAAGACCGCTGCTGTATTAGCCGTATATATAGATCAAAGTATTAGCACTAATACGTTTTATAACCCCGCTAACTATGCTGATGTTGATCCAGAAAAAGATCGTAAAGTTCCAGGCACATTGATCGTTAACAATTTAATGATGGGCACACATTGGGGACTAAAGAGTTTCTATTATAGTCTTGTAAATAAAGTAGGTAGTAAAGATGTAGCAGAAGAAGCACCTGCTAGTAACGTAATCGCATTCTCTTCAATAATCGAAGAAGATGAAAGTTGCGAAGCATGTAAATTATAAGGATAACAATGAGTAAATATCAATACGATTTATCAAAGCAAACCAACTATCTAAGCAGAACAATGTTTCTGGATCCTGCTGGACCAGTTACTGTTCAACGCTATGAAGAAGTTAAGTATCAGAAATTACAAAAGTATGAAAAGTTGGCTCGTGGATTCTTCTGGGTTCCAGAAGAAATTAGCTTGACTAAAGATAAGATGGATCACAGAGATGCCAGTGATGCTATAAAACACATTTTCACTTCGAATCTATTACGACAAACTGCGCTTGACAGTATTCAAGGCAGAGCACCAGCACAAATATTTGGACCAGTTATTTCTATTCCGGAGTTAGAATCATTGGTCAGTAACTGGAGTTTTTTCGAAACGAATATTCATAGTGCGAGTTATAGTCATATCATTCGTAACGTCTATGGTGTGCCTAAAGAAGAATTTAATAAGATTCACGATACAAAAGAAATCGTCGAAATGGCTGCTAGTATCGGAAAATACTATGACAACTTGCATAGTATAAACAGTCTTAAGCAAACCAGTCCCGAGTTAGTTACAGAGAAAGAACATATCAAAGCTATATGGTTAGCTCTACATGCATCATATGCTCTAGAAGCATTTAGATTCATGGTATCATTCGCTACCGCACTGGCAATGGTCGAGAACAAGATTTACATTGGAAACGGTAATATCATTTCTCTTATTCTACAAGACGAGATTCTTCATCGAGATTGGACAGCCTGGATTATTAATCAAGTTGTCAAAGAAGATTTACGATTTGCTGCTATCGTTGAAGAATGCCGAGACGAAGTGTATTCAATTTATGAAGAAGTTATCGCTGAAGAAAAACGTTGGGCGCATTACTTGTTTATTAAGGGTGTAGTAATTGGATTGAACGCCGATATTCTATGTGACTTTATGGACTGGACTGCATTTCAAGCATTGAAAGAAATTGGAATTAAATATGTAGGACAATCTCCTAAATCAAATCCTATTCCATGGTTTAATAAGCATATCAACATTAATAAAAAACAAGTCGCTCTTCAAGAAACCGAAAGCACTAATTATGTGATCGGGTTAATGAGTGACAATGTCGATAAGAATTTATTACCTAGCATTTAATTAGTTATCCAAAATCCTTGACTTACTATAGTAAGTCAAGTATACTTACGTTTTAAGGAAAATATTATGAGCAAAACAGCACAATCTAATTATAAACCAAAGGAAATATCTGCGGGAGCAGTATTGAAACGAATTAAAGAAGGTACACACATTTCAGCTCACGAAAAGGATGTTTATGGTAACCAAATTTCCATGACTAAGAACCCTCGTTATTCTAACGACCCAATGAGTAAGGGCGAAGACGTTCATCCGGAAGTTAAGTCTATCTCAAACTTGATTGATAAGTTTGAGAAAATCAACGCCAAAAACAATTGTGTTCGTGTACGTTTTTATGACTGGTTAGCAGACTCTCTGGAAAAAACGGCAATCAAGATGCGTGAACGCGCATTCAACATTACGAATCCGTGCGCTATCACGTTGCCACCACAGAAGCCAAAGAAAGTAGAGTCTAAGACCTTAGTCGAGACGATACTTACTAAAGATGAATTAAACAAAGACTCAGCCAGCATGAAACTACCAGACGAAGAAGTCAAGAAAATGGTACCTGATCTGACACCTGATCATGATAACATTATCGCTGTAAAAAATGCTACTGAAATAGCAAATACTATGGTTAAGGCAGGAAACTCATCTGAGACTTTGGAAATCACATCGGATACTAAGGAGAAAAAATGATTACAGTGTATACAAAAGATAATTGTCAATTTTGCGATATGGCAAAAGCATTACTAGAAAGTCGTGGTGTTGAATTCACGACAGTCAATGTTAGTGAGAAATCTGAGGCTCGTGACTATCTCATTGAGAACGGTCATCGCTCAGTGCCACAAATCTTTAAAGGCACTACACACATTCCAGGTGGATGGCAAGGATTAGCCGGTATGACAGAAGCAGATTTCAATACTAAAGTTAAAGGGCAATAATGAACGAACAACAAACTACTAAATTTGATTTTTTTACTCCGATAGAAGTAATGTACAAACATTTTGATAATCCAGATTATGGTCGTGATTCTTGGGATATAGCAGCAGATATCGTAAACGTATTAGTTACTAGAGAACAATTTCCTTCAGACGCCGGATATTATTATCATGTGTATGAAGTAGTTAGAATGGTAATGGAATACGTAGCATCACCTCATCTTCCAATTATTGAAGCTAGTACTAAAACACAAAATAGACCATATTAAGGATAATAATGACATATAAAACAAACGAAATTTACACAATTAAAGTACTGAGTGGCGAAGAACTGATCACTAAAGTATTAGACGAAAATGTCGATACGATTACTGTAAGCGAACCACTATCGATTGCACCAAATCAGCAGGGAATGGGCTTAATGCCATCATTGTTTTCGGCAGAAATGGACAAACCAGTGACGATAAATAAGAGTGGTATTACAATGTATGCTATCACAGCAGAACAAATTAGAGTGAAATACATTGAAGTTACTACTGGTATCGCAACACCACCAGCTAAGAAGATTGTACTAGGATAATTATATGGCAAAGTTAAGTAGAGTTGGAGACAAAAATGGAGCGGGCGGTAAAATCGTTCGTGGTAGCAGCACGGTCTTCTGTAATGGAAAACCTGTCGGCCTACATGTTAGTGCCATTACTCCACACTCTCCTAAGCCAAATAAACCACCACACAAAGCAGCTAAAACCACAGAGGGCAGCCCAACTGTATTCTGTGATGGAGTAGCGGTACTAAGAGTAGGTAGTGGCAATAGTTGTGGTCACAAGATAATAGAAGGTAGTCCGGACGTTAACGTAGAATGAGTCAAAATGGAAGTTATACACCACTTCAGTTAAATGTATTATCAGCATTAAAATCTGATAGTGGATTTTTTATTAACGCTACTGCTCAAGCATTACAGGGCGTATGGAATCCTGCTGGGTACAATCAAGGAACAGTTACATCTAATACTATATTAAGTAAATTAACTGCTAGTATTCCTAATTACTATCAGTTAACTATAGTAGTTCCTATTCCTGATCCTCCACCAGACCCACCAGTTCCAGTAACTAATATAACAGTTCAAACTTATCGTAAGTTACTTTCATTAGGATCGGCATCTTGCCCAGCACTAGGAAATAGTTTACCATCAACATTTAAGCCAAGTTATCCAGGATATGGTAGCTGGCAGGGTGCCACGTTAGCAAGTGATAGTTATCCTCCAAAGAATTATCCTACTAGCGGAGAATATAGTTATGTGTATACTGATTATAATCAGTATGCTTATATTACTGGATGGCCAGGAAAAAATAGTTGGCAGAAAACTACTGATACGTATATAGCAGCATTGCCACCTAGCGTGAGTGACACTGTTCCTACTAGCTATGATGAATACTTTAGTAATGGATTCATTGCTACTCTAGCTAGACAAGCGTACTATGAACTATGGTCAGGACAGTTTAATCAGTATAATGACATTACCAGCGCGTTCTCTACTACTGACAGTAACAAGTCACAGACTAATCAAGAAATATCTAGCTTAATCAATAGTCAAACAATGTCTACTAACTTTAGTAATATTAATGACTTGACTACTAATGATGTTAGTGGTGTTAATCTAGCATTTAGATTATGGGGAACTGATCTAGTAAACAGCGGTAAAGTAATTGATCTAGCGAATATATCACGATTTGGAACACCAAGCGTACTATTAATAACACTACAAAAATGCAATGCATTTACGCCAGCAGTAGGATTAGCATTACAATATACAGGATTAACCAGTCAAGAATTAGCTAAGATATGTGATCCAAACTATGTACCTACTCCAGATCAAGAAAAGAAAATCTATGATTCATTTAAACTAATATCAGGTGATGATTTATATAGTTTGAATGGTGGTATTACACTTCAACTGAATTGCAGAATACCAAACTTACGAACTCTAGCAGACTTACTAGATCCATTATATCTATTTCCTAATAGCTATGGTAGTTTAACTGTACCTCAATATAGACCAGAGACATTAAGCAGCAAGATTTATTACTTGATATATACCAAGGGAGCAATCAATCCTCAGATAACTCCACTGGTTCAAAATGAGCTAAGTAGTCTTATTGGTATAATTCCAACTGATGTTGCCACTGCTTGTACTGCCTTTGCTATGAGTATGCAGCAAATTCAAAACATTGCTCAGGGAAATATTGAAAAGTTTGGAGTAGCAGTTACTAAATTAGAGTTAACTAACAAAGATTTACCATTAATAAATCAAGCAACTGGAACTCCAGGTAGCGTCTCATCTGCTAATCAATTATTAAGCAATACTGCACTAGGTAGTGGTAATTCAGGTGTGTATCGTCAGTGTGATTACTTTGGCGCTGCCAGTGGATATCCATATTCAGATTGGTTGAAAGAAGTAACATCAATTATTAATTCATTACCAACTACTGCACTACAGCAAACATATAAGAATATTTTTAATCTAAGTGTTAGCCCAACTGCTACAGTAAATGCTGATCTCAACGCACTAATAACAACTGCCAACGCTCAGATATTAGCAATTAAGAATAGTAACGCTGGTCAAGTAAGTCGTTTAAATGATCTATGGAATAAAATAGGAAATCAATTGTTCATTGAACAACGAGCTATACCCTATGCTATTCCACGAACCACTGATATCACTGATAATGTTGATAGTAATAATATCAGTAGTTTTGTAAAGAGCTTAGAAACTTATGCTCAAGATATTGGTGATGGAGAAGCAGCCAAGACATTGGAAGCAATTAGTAATACTAACAATCTTGGTGGACAAAGTGTGGTTGCTGCAATGCGTGAAGCAAGAAATGCTCAAAATCTTAATGATGCTGGAATTCCACCTAACAATGACGTTTTAAATGGTATTGATCCGTGTGCTGCCAGCGCAACAGTAACATTAAGCCCTACTGGTAGTATACAGTCAGTGACAATGACTAATCAAAGTAATGGATATAGTTTATCGTCACCACCGCAAGTTAACATATATCCATTTGGATACGGAGGATTATTAGTT